GCGACGGGCGGATTTGCACTCACGGCTGAAGAAGGCGCAGCGAATCAGTCTGAGCCGACCTTCACCAGCAACGCCATTCAGGTGTACAAGTTCACGAACCTCACCAAGGTTAGTGACGAGTTACTCGCCGACGAGAAGACCAACCTCGAGGGGTTCCTTGGGGACATGTGGGCGCGTTCAGCCGCAGACGTGGAGAATGAGTACTTCCTCAAGGGCACGGGTTCATCGCAGCCGCAGGGTGTCCTTGTTGGTGGGACAGCAGCGTTGACCCTCAACAGTGCAACGACTATCGTGGCCAGTGAAATACCTGAGCTGTTTTTCCTGCTGCCAGGCGCATATGCGCAGGAAGGCGACGCAGTGGCGTGGGCGACGAACCAGTCAACTCTAGCAGTAATCCGTGGTTTGACTGGTAACAACTTCATGTTCATGCCGACCCCAATGGGCTCGGGAACACGTGGAGCTGGACAGGTGTTGTACGGTGCGCCGGTATACACGAGCAGCCAAATACTCGCGATGGCTTCTGGTCGGTCTGTAATCGTGGTCGGGAATTGGAAGTACTACGGCATCGTTGAGCGCAACGAAATCGTGGTGTCGCGGAACCCATACTTGTTCCAGAACACGGGGCAAATTGGGTACTATGTGAACATACGTTTTGGCGGAGCCGTGCTGCAGGCTGAGGCCTTTCAGTTCGCACAGAACGCCTAAACCCTAGGCAAAACAGACGGAGGCAATATGAAAACAATAAAAGCACTTACCTCTTTTGGAGGCCCAGATGCAGGCAGAAAAAACAAGCTGGTGCTGATGCGTGAAGGTGATGTGCAGGAAGTGAGCGACGAGTTCGCCGCGGATGTGATACGAGCAGGGCAGGCTGAAACAGCCAAATCCAAGCCAAAAGCGAGGGCGGCGCAGGGTGGCACTAGTATCAACGACTGATGTCAAAACCTATCTGGGCATTTCCTCCTCCGGAGATGATGCCCTCATAGGCGATTTGATATCAGCGGCTCAGTCCATAATAGAGGATTACACGCACCGCGTGTTTGATGCGAGCAGCACGGCGACAAAAAGGTTTGATGCTCGAAGTGACGTGTCTGGTCGCAGTCTCTATTTTGGACAAGGCCTAGAGGCGGCTGCTATAACATCAGTGACGAACGGGGATGGAACATCCCTGACAGCGGATACTGATTACATATATCTGCCTCGTAATGCTGCGCCCTACTACGGGTTGACCATGCTGGGGAGTTCCAACAACTTTTGGGAGGGCGATACCAATGGTGACAGCGAAAATGCCATCTCCATAGTAGCCAATTGGGGGTACTCTACCAGTGCCCCCAATAGCATAGTCATGGCCGCTAAACGGTTGAGTGCGTTCCTGTATCGGCAACGTGATACAAACTCAGACGTGGACAGGCCGCTCATAGTAGATGGAGTGACTATCTTGCCGAGCAGTATACCTTCTGATGTGAGGCGAATGCTTGACCCATTCGTGATGAATACCCTCTGATGGCAAGCAACCTTCGTTTGGTCAATGACGCTATCGCAAATCTCAGCGTGTCGTATACGGCAGAGGCCGGTGGCACAATAACCCCCACAGGAACAGACATCAACGAGATACCAACGAGTGTAGGAGCGGCTGACGCTCCTATCAGACTGGTGGGCGTGACAACCGAGGGCGGTAACACGGACACGATGGACTTCTCAGCCACAACTATCAACGTGGAATATACCCATTCAATAGTTGAGCTGTGCCTCATCGAGAATGTAGGACTGAGTAGACGCATGGATGAGCTGCCTGACCAACAACGTTATTCAGACGCAATCTTGGGCGCGTTGGTGAGCAATCGGGGCATATACACGAATTGCGATATCACGGGCGCAGCCGCAACGCGGAGCGTATATGAGTGGCCTCCAGGGTCAGGCGAGTTCTGGTATGGAGTGCTCACGGCCATGGCTGTTAGAGAGGTTGCCGGATGAGGTCGGGAGCGGGTGTTGGGGCAGCAGTCTCCTCCTTGCTGTTGCCTCAACAAGGGTTCACGAAGGGTTCACGGAGGTGAATATGGATAGTTACGTTTTGCTGCGCAACCTGATACGAGAGGATGGGAGCGTGGTACCAGCGGGAAAGCCGGTGCCTGCCGACTTGAGTGAAGAGGCTCTGGAGCAGATGCTGGCGAAGGGCACAGTGCGGAAAAAGCGGGTGTACAAACCCGCGCCAAAAAAAAGTGAGACAGGAGAATAGAAATGGCAGTTTACACAGGGCGAGAATTGGTTGCGATAGTCAACAGCAACACGCTGACGCATGTTCGGAGCGCGACCATCAACCACACAATCGACACGGTGGAATCAACCGCTGCTGGCGGTACGGTCAAGCAGTACATGACCACCACCAAAGATTGGACTGGTTCCATCGAAGTCCTCCATGATGGAGCAACAGACCTCTTCGACACCGAGATTTTGCCTGGCACAGAGGGCGATATTGACCTGCGCCCAGAGGGTACAGGCGGAGGTGAGCTGAAGCTATCGGGCAACTGTATCGTTACAAGCGTTGACTTCGGGATACCTTATGACGGTATGGTAACGGTATCAATCGGCGTACAGGGTGACGGCGCGTTGACGGTTGGCACGCAGTAATGCCCAAATTCGAAAACGTGGAGCTTGGCGTTGACGTTGAGACTGTAGAACTGACTCAACGCCAAGCTGTACCCTATTGGAAGGCACTCCAAGAGATGAACGGCGCGACTGGGCCTGAGCAGTGGCATGCGGTATTGAAAGCCGCTGTGGATGGAAAGTGGTTTGAGGATAAGAAAATTGACCCACTGGATTTCACTCCTGCGCAGGCGCGTTGGTTGGCCGAGGAGTTGGCAACCCATCTCTTGGAGGCAAGCCAAATCCCAAATCCCTAGTGCTGGCTGCTGCCGATTATGCCGAGGGCTATGGCAAAGGCGGTATGCCGGCTGAATTGGATTTGGCTTTACAGTGCGACCAGTGGGGTGCGCTACCGGAGAGTGGAGGATTGTTAGACCAACCTTTGGGGCTGGTTGCTAGGATGGGAGCAGCGTTGAACGTATACCGTGCGGTGAGTTCCTCCGTGCACAGAGGCAAGATGAATTTGGTCGATTGGAGCAATCAAAATCCGACTGCTTGGAAGGTGTTAGCAACAGTGGAGAAAATGAGACGTGGCTAGCCAAAAAGTCAACCTAGTAATTCAGGCCCAAGACAAGGCCAGTGGCAAAATCAACAGGGTCAATAAGTCTGTAACAAGCATGGGCACTGCTAGCAAAAAGACAGGCGCATCCCTCTCGGCTATGGGAGGGAAAGTGATGGGTGCAGTTGCCGCACTTGCAGGTCTGGTTGCTGGGATGAAAAAAGTGGTTGGCCTGGCGATGGAGCAAGAAAAAGCGGAGGTGCGCCTGGCTGGAGTTGTAAAAGCTACGGGCAGCGCTGCGGGCTACACATCGCAGCAACTCTACGACATGGCCGCAGCGTTTCAAAAGACCACCAGCATGGGCGACGAGATGGTGATGGGCGGTCAGGCCATCTTGCTCACGTTTAAGAATATCCGAGGCGAGGCTTTCGAGCGCACGATGAAATCCGCGCTTGACATGGCCGCGGTAATGGGCACAGACGTCAAGGCAGCTGCGCTACAACTGGGCAAAGCCCTGAATGACCCCAAGACGGGGCTGACGATGCTGACGCGCGTCGGAATTGTCTTCACCGATGAACAAAAGAAAGTCATCCTCGCACTCCAGGAGACGGGCGATGTGGCTGGCGCGCAAGCCGTAATTCTAGCGGAGATTGAAAGCCAGATGGGTGGCGTTGCCGAAGCACTGGGGGAAACTTTCAGCGGTAGTATAGCGAAAGCGGGAGCGGCCATGGGCGACTTGGGCGAGCAGATTGGATTTTACCTCGCTCCGGCACTGCGCATTCTGGCTGACGGCATCGTGGTGGTCGCTGAGAAAACACAGGCCGAAATCAAGGCACTTTCAGGGTTGCGCGATACCATCCAGGCGTCAGTACAGGCCGAGATTGCGCTTGACAAAGCGGTACGAGATGGCACGATTTCACGCGCAAGAGCCAACGAGTTGATCAACAAAGCGACGTGGACAAGCTACACATTCCGCGATGCGCTTGACGAGGCAAACGTTTCGCTGAGGGAGGCAGGCACGCAGTGGGCAAAAATCCCCACCGTGGCGGAGGAAGCTGACAGGGCGATGTTGGGGTCAATCGATGCCCACAAGGGGTTGGCGACTGCCGCGAAAGAGGTTGAAGAGGCGATTGCCAACGTGGGGCTGGAGCTAAAGAACCGGCTCAGCGTTGCGATGGGCAAGACCTCTCAAGAGATTGTCGACATGCAGACCGAGGCCGCCGCGCTGGCCGCTGACCTCAAAATTGTGTGGGATGAGGCCAAGGCCGCCGAGTGGGTTGCGCTCAGCATGGAGATTGACCAAGTGACGCAGGCGTTCAAGGATGCCGCGAAGGCAAACAAGGAATGGCTGGCAACAATAGACACGCAGACCGAAAGTGCTGACAGGGCCAAGAGGCAAATGGCTGAGCTGTACGATGTTGTCGTTGAGCACGAGGAAGCAACAGCCACCTCGACTGATACCACCGAGCAGTGGAGCAAAATCCAAGACCTCGCGAAACTAGCCGCAGGCGATACCACGCAGGCTATCCTTGACCAAGAGGAGGAGGTGGCGAGGCTGACTGCGGAAATCGATGCCAACAAGAATGCATCGGATGATTTGGTTAGGCAGTACCTTGACGCGATAAAGCATCTGGGCGTGTTGACTGATGAGTTTGTAGCGAACAGCGGCAGCGTGCGCGACAATACAGCGGCACTATCTGAGAATG